CTTATCATTCTCCTGATTGTTTGGGTTAGATACACGTGCGCAGTACGCAATGTGTTTTTCAGCATCAGGTGTTACTGATATCAGTTTTGCTTGATTCATTAGATTTACTTTGTATCTTGTGTTGTTTACGTTCTCGTTTGATTTTTTCAACATACATTAGCTCACCCTCTGTAAAGAGTTCTGGGTGCTTAAGTATGTACTTGATTGCTTTTTTTGTTTTCATTGTTAAAGTATGCGTTGAAGTAAGAAACGATACCATTACTCAACTTATGACCCTGTGAAATCCAAGTGTCAACACACTCATAAATGTCCTGTGTGGTATAGGACTCTTCTTCTATTTGTCCTCTACCATATTTAGTCAACAACACCTTAAGACACTGTGCTCTGAGTTGCATCCTCTCCTCAGAGTAACGCCAGTCTTCATTCGTCATCTTCAAATACCTCATCATAATCTGGAAGGGGAGGAAGTGTTTCCTCAAGTCTTGATGTATATGCAGTCGTATCAGAGTACACCTCAGACTCCAAAGCATCAACTAAAAGTTTTAGATTTCTTACTATCAACTTAAGTTTATCTTTTTCCATAAAAAAGGGGCAGTATAACTCCCCCAAGTCTATCACCTAAATTGGTTAATGACAAGTGTCATTTTACATAGGTGCGTCCACGGTAACAAAATGTGCCATGGGTCTCATTGACCTCCTCACAATGGACATTATAGTCAACACCACGATATGCGGTGTGGAGAATTTGTGCATTGTGAATTGCAGATGCCTTATTGATCTGCCTCTTGATCATTTGAAGTGTGTTCATGAGTTTACTCCTGAAGTAGTTGGGATTTTACTCCGTTCCTTCAGTCGTTTGCGTCCTCTAGACAACTCATTCCATGTCCACCAATAAGTCTTTTAAGAATATTATTCTTAGACTTGTCAGAAAGATATGGATCCTCCATAACAACTTCTACCACTTCCCTCACTGCAGTACAGGACATCGGATGTTCTGTAGAAGATACAGGTGTGGATAGTAGTAATAGGAGTACGAGATATCTCATAGGATGAACGGACCGTTCCGCGACTTACTTGCGTCCTCTTGCGAAGATGAACGACACGTATATCATAGTATGCATCTCCTATTTAGTCAAGAGAACCTATATCCTCTGCCTCTTCGATAAGTTTTGAGACGATGTCCTCTGTACCATCCATCTCTTTGACTGCAAAGATACTTGACTTCTGATACTTTTTGACTTTCTTATATTGTTTTAGAAGTGTTTGAACCTGGTCAGGGTCCATGTCAATACCTTCTAACTTGATATTGAATCCTTTATCCATTCTTCTTTTCCTTTTTCTCAGTCTTATCTGGAGTAGCAGTATAGAACTTTGGATTCACAGTACCAGAAGTAAATGCAATAGACAAAAGGTCACTACGATACTTGTCCCAGTAACTGTCAAAGATATCTACAAGTTTATATGATTGTGCTACATCATATCTAGTGGCACCATCAACCTTGTATGTTACCAAGAAAGTATTGGTTGGAAGTTTTTTATTCTTTGCAAGTTCTGGACTACAATTCTCATGAATACAATTCAAGACCTACCTCCCCATTCAATATCAGGGTAAGCACTCTCAATCAATTCTCTGGTCAGTTTATACTTAGCACCCAGAGCTTTATCTTTGACCAGACAGAGCACTGCAGCCTCAGTAGGGTGAAGACCTTCTAACATCTGAATGAACATGGACTCTCTACGTGTCTTGGAGAGTGAATCATTGCCACCCTTCACAAAGTGATAGAGATTTCTATACTCCTTACGAAGTGAAGTGTGGTCTGTACCTACAGGAACATCATTCTTTTCAAAGGGTACTTCACCCTCAGGTAGCATTGAGATTACTGTGTCATCAAAATTCCAAATCAACAGTGATACCAGAGCATCACATCTATATTCTTTCAATACCTCAAGCTTCTTTGCCTTTGTTCTTTGCTTGGAAGTATGCTCCAAGATTTCATGGACAAATGGGTTGGGGGGTAATTTAGTTGCGGCCATAATGGATTTGTGTTTCAGTCAGTATAGGATATTTATAGGGGGCTTGTCAATTGTTGTTGTCTTCCATGTCCTCCATAGTATTGTCAAACCTAACAGCATAGACTTGATCAGGAATAATCTGTCCATTCTCATCAAACATTTCTGGATGAGTTGGAATGAATGTAGAATTTCTTTCGATCACATACTCCTTAAGAAGGTAACCAATCACTCCACCGATCATGAGAAACATGACTGATATAATGGAAGAGAGGGTGAGTGTAACTGCTAACATGTTAATTCTCCTGTTTCCTGATATCTAAATGAAAGTCAAGATACAAATGGAATTCTCTTCTGAAGAGAGATACCATCTTACCAAACTTTATCTGAAAAGTCTTAGGTGGATTCCTCCTCTTTTTATTTCTAAGTAAAAGTTCAAATCCTCTATTGATACTGGGAGGACTTAAAGTTTCTTCATGGTTATTTAGTGCAGTCTCTTTTTCTTCCTGGTCTTTTCTTTCGTTCATACCTTTGTGCATCCTCAAGTAACTTATTCAAGTAATCTTTAATCTTTCTTGCCTCTGGTTTCGAAAGATGACCATAACCCTCACGCAATTGTTTATGCATGGAGTCGGAACCACCAGCAATATATTCTTCCAAGTCATTAATTAATATATTGATACTTGCTGCAGTCGCACTTACAAGAAACTCAGTCACCAATACTTTAGGTGCCTTGATACTTTTAAGGTACTCAAACATGTTGAGCATAAACCTACCTTCAAAGGCGTAGTCTATTGTCTTCTCTGTTACGTCATACAACTCGTGATACATTAAACCATTTTGTTTTCTGAAAGGTATTTAACAGTTTCAGAACATCCGCCAAGCTTTTTATCACCAACTATGACTTGTGGGAAGGTAGAACCAGACCCAAACTCTGATAAAAATTCTTCCCTTGTGAAGTCTCTATCCAATTTGTATTCTACAAAACGCAACTCTGATAGCTGTAAGACCTTCAATACTTTAACACAATGAGGACAGCCGTCCTTTGAATAAACTGTGAATGAATTCATTTGTTATGGTTGTTGGTATTTTTTAATGCTTTGTTCCCATTCCTCCAGAGATGATGAACAGTCTGGTGGCTCAGGGTCTTTCTGACCGGTTATTCTTTTCCAATCCTGATGCATTGCTTGAAGCAACCAAGATTGTGAGAGTGACTTAGGACCATTCTCTAAGAGCTCTAACTGTCTCTTACTAAGGACCTTCATTGACTTGTAATCTTCTCTCCAGTTATCAGTCATGTTGATATTTATCGGCACTAAAAAGGAGGGGTGTCGGGCCCCTCCTATGGTATCATACTATCAAGTTATTGTCAAAATTAATAGTCTGGATGTTGACCAAAACCAAAGTCTGAAAGGTCAAATAACCAGTCATCAGGATTGGAAGCAAAGTAGTTCTCCTGACTCCAACCAGCTGCTGGGATACAAGCATCCATATGACCTGCTGCTAGGTGATCATTATACCAAATCACACCCCATGGGTCAGTAGGAAGACATTGAACATGTGAGAACTCTAGTGGTGCTTCAAATGCAAACTCTCTGTTTGGGTTAGTATAACCTGTGTTCTCAGGAGCAAGTCTGAAGGACCTTGAGACGTGTTGAATAAATTGTCCCTGACCAACGGTACACTTGATAATGTATGCTTTTGATTCGTTTTCTGTCAGTTCACATTTATCAGAAAGTTGACCAATGATATCAACTTGACCTTCATTCTTTGCTGAGTATGAAACAGCTAATGCTTCAGCCTCACCAAAGTTATCAGCTCTCTTCTGTGCGATCACTGGCGCCAGAGACGCTTGCATAATCATAGGGGTGGAAGCCCCCATGATAGAGAGCCCCACCAGAGTACTCATTATATTCATGATCAGGTATCCGAAGGAGTGCCAGCGATGCCATCAGTCAGAGTGGTGGTCCAAGTTACATCACCACCAGTGAAGGCATAGGCAGCAGCGTCACCACAAGTAGTAGCTGTATTGGTGATGTCACCAGTAGTTACTTCAGCCACATCAGCTGCAGAGATTTCAGTTGCATTACCACCAATCAAAGCGATGGTACAAGTCTTTGCTGCGTTTACACTCTCTTGTTTTGCTGCAGATGCCTTAGCTCGGTCTTGCGCAGAAGTCAGAGCAGGGAGTGCAACAGCAGAGAGGACACCGATGATAGCCACAACGACCATCAACTCAATCATCGTGAATCCATTCATCTTCTTGTTACGCTTCTTCGTTGCGTTTTGAAGAAGACGGGATTGGAAGGAAGTCATTTAGAGTTAACCTCTTGTTTGTTACCTTTATAATATATGCCATCCAAGCCCGTCAGTCCAGTAGTAGACCATGAGGGAAGTCTAAGAGTTTTCTTA